TTACCCTGGACTTTGTGCCGACTTTGATGGTTGGCATGTTCAGGTGGTCGATGTACCCGCCCTGCTCTGTGATGAGAACAAGAGCGCCGCTGCATCCAGGGTCTATCCCTAAAATCACCATGCTTTACCTCTTAGGTAATTTAAAACCACATACGAATTAAATTCAATAGTTATGCGCATTATTTTTTACCTTGCAGGTAATAATCACATCGTAAAAAAATGCGCTCCCGCGCAGCTGGACTTACACCATTCCGTTTGCTTTGCGTCGCCGATATTCAGCCATAAGCATTTCTGCCGGTGTAGGCCCACGCGGTGCATCAGGCTTTGCAAGAGCACGACGAATCGGCGGTATCGGCTTACCTTCTGCG